ACGCGGCTTGACTATGCCGGCGATTATAATGGCGAGCGCAATTATACGCTGAGCCTGGAATCGAGCGGGCCGGTGGTGGTGGTATGAGCGCGAATGAAGCGCGAGGTGAGGCGGCGATCGCTGGCTTTGTTTTGCGGCCGAGCTTTACCGCGCTGGTGGCGGCGGAGGGGGAGTTGGGGCCTTTGTTCGCGCTGGTCGAGCGGGCGGCGGACGGCCGGTTGGCGCTGGGGGAGACGGTGGCGCTGTTTTGGCATTGCCTGAAGGAGCGGCCCGAGGGGCTGAGCCGGGAGGCGTTTGGTGAGGCGGTGGCGGCAGCGGGGCTGGCGGCGATGGCGCCGGCGCTGCGCGTGCTGCTCGGGCAGATATTGAAGGGCGCGTGAGCGTGGCGTGCTTTGCCGAGGCGGCGGCGCGGCTGGCGGGACTGGCGGCGGTGCTGCTCGGCTGGCGGCCCGACGAGTTTTGGCGGGCGACGCCCGAGGAACTGGCGGGCGTGCTGGCAGCGCTGGCCGGGGATGAGGCTGCGCCAGTGGATGGCGCGGCGGTTGAGCGGTTGCGGGGGATGTTTCCCGACGGATGAGGGGGGCTGGTGCGGTCCTTCGAGACGGGGCTTCGTCGCTTCGACAGGCTCAGCGCTCAGCCCCTCCTCAGGACGAACGGAGGTGGGTGCTACCCACCCCGCTGCGACATAGGCGGCAAGCCGCCAAGTCTCGCACCCCTCCCTTGGAAGGGAGGGGGATGGAGGATTTTGACATGAGTGACGAGATTGACACGCTGGTGATCGGCGTGCGGGCGGATGTGCGGGCTTTTTCGGCGGATGTGGCGGCGATGCGGGCGGGGCTGGATGGGCCGTTGGCCGATGGTGCCGACCGGGCTGGGCGGGCGATAGAGAGTGCGCTGTTGCGGGCGGTGCGGACTGGCAAGTTCGGTTTTGATGACCTGAGGCGGGTGGCCTTGTCAGCCATGGCGGAGATTGCGCGCAGTGCGTTGAGCGCAGGCGTCGGATCGCTGTTTGGCGGGGGTGGTGGGCAGGTGGGGGGCGGCGGGTTGCTGAGCCTCGCGTCGAGCCTGATCCCCGCTCTGCTGGGTGCGCCGGGGCGGGCGACCGGCGGGCCGGTGGCGCCGGGGCAGGCCTATCGTGTGGGAGAGCGCGGGCCTGAGCTGTTCGTGCCGACGTCGGCGGGGCGGATCGAGACGGGAGCGGGCGGCGGGGCGCGGCATTACCGGATTACCGTCAATGTCGGCGGTGGCGGTGCGGGCGGTGATGCGCAACGAATGGCGGCGAGCGGGCGGCAGATTGCGCAGGCGGTGCGCCGTGCGGTTGAAGCGGCGGGGGACTGAGCATGGGCTGGTGTTTGACGCCAAAGCTTGGTGGGCATGATGAGCATCGCGAGCGGTCGACGATACAGCGGTTTGATGCGCGGTTCTGGACCGTCGATTTCCCGCGGCCGATGATGGCGTGCGTGGTGAGCGATGGCGCGGAGGCGCTGCGGGTTGATCTGGCGTTTACCGGCAAGGACAATCTGGCGGGGCTGATCTGGGAGGCGGAGGACCGGTGGGGCCATCCGCTGCTGGCCTATGAAACGCGGCGTGATTTCCGGCGCTGTCGCTTGCGGTTTCGCTGGCGGTCAGGCGGGGTCAGGCCGCTCGATGCGGTGTGGGGGCCGGTGCTGACGATCGAGGGGCGCGACGAAAGCGGGGCGGCGCGGGCCTGGTATGTGCGGCTGTGGAACTATGCGGTGGGGACGCCGGGCGACGCGGTGGTGACGCTGGACTTTGGCGCGATCAGCGGCGGGTTCCTGTTGCCAGGGGAGGCGGACCCGGTTTGGGCGGGCGATGTCGACCGGATGATGATCTCCCTCGTGCCGCCCGATTTTGACGGCAGCGCGGGCGATTATTCGGCGATGGCGGATGGCTGGGTCGAGCTGTCCGAGATGCGATGCGACGGCTCGGGTTCGGTGCTGGCGATTGGGGACGCCATGCTGCCCGAACATAGCCTGTCGATGGCGACCGCCTATGACGACGCCTATAATCAGACGCCGGCGCGGTTGCTGCATGAGCCACATCATGCGGCTGGCGCAGACGCTGGGCGAATGGCGGGTGAGTGTGGTTGGCGGGGCGCTGTGCGCGCCGGGGCTGGCCTGGCATCAGGCGCTGGCGGCGGAAGCGATGGCGCAGGGGCGGGTGGTCATCTGGTCGCTGTCCTATGAATTGTTCGCCGACTATTGCCCGCCCGGCTGGATGCAGCGGGCGGCGGATGGATCCCCAGCGCTGACCGGATGGGTGCCGCCATCGGCGCTGCTCTCCCCCGCCAATGCCGAGGCTATGGGCTGGGCTGCGCATATGGCGCGGGCGCTGGTTGGTATCGCCAAGGCGGCGGGTATGGCGGTGCATTTTCAGGTGGGGGAACCGTGGTGGTGGGTGACGGCGGACCGGCGGCCCTGCCTCTATGACAGCGCTGCGAGTGCGGCATTGGGCGGCGCGAGTGTGGCGATTCCGGATCTGGGCGCGGCGCTGACACCGGCGCAGACGGCGATGCTCGATGCGGCGGGGGCTTTGCTCGCGCAGTCGACGGCGGCGCTGTGCGCGGCGGTGCGGGATGAGGCGGGCGCAGGTGGAGCGACGACCTATCTCCTCGCCTATCTGCCGACGCTGCTCGACCCGGCGATGCCCGAGGCGCGGCGGATGATGATGCCGACCGGCTGGGCCAAGCCGGCGTTCGATGTGCTGCAACTGGAGGATTATGACTGGGCGGCGCGGGGGCAAGCCGGGGCGAGTGCGGCAGGGATTGCGCTGGCCGAGGCGCGGCTGGGCTATCCGGCGGCGGAGCAGCAGTATCTGGCGGGCTTTGTGCTGAACGCGGCTGACCGGGCGCAATGGGAAGCGATTGATGCCGCCGCGATGCGGGCGGTGGCGCGGGGCGTGGCGGCGACCTTCATCTGGGCGTTACCGCAAGTCGCGCGCGACGGATTTCTGCATTTCGAAGAGGGAGACGGGGCGGTGGAAGCCTTTGACGATGTCGATTTCCCGCTGGCGCTGGGCCGCGAGGCGAGCGTGACGGCGGAGTTTTCCACCGCTATTGTCACCGGCCAATCCGGTACCGAACAGCGCGCGCCCGACTGGGACAATGCGCGGTTGCGCTATGACGCGGGGCCGGGCGTGCGTAGCGAGGATGATGTCCGGGCGCTGGTCGATTTCTATCGGGCGCGGCGTGGCCCGGCGGTGGCGTTCCGTTTTCGTGATCCCTTTGATGCGAGTTCGGCAACCGATGGCGGCGTGCCGTCGATCACCGATCAGTTGATTGGGACCGGCGACGGGGTGCGGACTGATTTCGCGCTGATCAAACGCTATGGCAGTGGGAGTGACGCGGCGCTGCGGCGGATTACGCGGCCGGTGGCGGGCAGCGTGGTGGTTAGCGTCAATGGCGTGGCGGCGAGCGGCTGGACGCTCGGGCCGCTGGGCGTGGTGAGTTTTGCTGTGCCGCCAGCATCAGGAGCGCTGTTGCGGGCGGGCTATTTGTTCGACGTGCCGGTGCGCTTTGTCGAGGACCGGCTGGAGGTGTCTCGCGCGACCTGGCTCGCGGGCGAGATTGCCAGCGTTCCCTTGGTCGAGGTGCGCGAGGGATGAGCGCGGTGATCGAGGCGGCCCCGGCCTGGCTGACCGGTGAGGTGGCGACGATTGCCTGGTGCTGGCAGATCGTCAGGCGCGATGGCGTGACGCTGGGCCTGACGACGCATGATGCGCCGATCCGCCGCGATGGTTTGACGTTTCAACCGTCACCCGGAATGCGGCCATCGGCGATCCGCCAGCGGCGCGGGCTTGAGGCCGACAGCTTTGCTATCGACGGCGCGCTCAGCACGGCGGCGATCAGCGAGGCGGCGCTGGCGAGCGGGCGTTGGGATGGAGCGCGGCTGACCTTGTCGGTGGTTGACTGGCAAGACTCGGCAGTGCCGGCGATCATCATCGCCGAAGGGACTTTGGGCAGCGTGACCAGCGACGGCATGCAATTCACCGCCGAGCTTGGCGCGCGCGACGGCTGGCTCGACGGGCCGCTGGTGCCCGAGACAAGCGCCGAGTGCCGCGCCGAGCTGGGCGATGCGCAGTGCCGGGTGGCGCTGGCCGGACGGACGCACCGGGCAGTGATGGCGAGCGTCAGCGGTGACGAAGTGACGTTGCAAGGCGTCTGGGACGAGGGGCTGTTCGCCTTTGGCCGGTTGCGCTGGCTGGATGGGCAGGCGCGGGGGCTGTGGTCGGTGATTGTTGATCAGGCGGGCGCGGTGCTGACGCTGGCTGAGGTGCCAGAGGGTGCAGGCGAGGGCGCGGGTGTGGCGGGGCAGCGGGTCGAGTTGATCGAAGGGTGCGACAAGCGCGCCGCCACCTGTGCCACACGCTTTGCCAATATCGCCAATTTTCGCGGTGAGCCACATCTGCCGGGGATGGATTTGCTGACGCGCTTTCCGGGCAGCTGAGATGGCCAAGAGGGGCGCGCTGGGCGAGCGCATCTGGACTGCGGCGCAGGCGCTGGTTGGCACGCGGTTCCGGCTGCACGGGCGCGATGCGGCGGGCGGGCTCGATTGCGTCGGGCTGGTGGTGCTGGCGCTGCGGCGGGCAGGGGTGCGCCTGGGGCCGGTGCCCGATCGATATGCACAGAGAGGCGGCGAGGAGGCGGTGCTGCGCGGCTGGTTGGCGGGGGCAGGGCTAGTCCCGGTCGCTGACTGGCAGACCGGCGATGTCCTGTTCAGCGCGATGGGGCGCGGGCAGTGGCATGTGATGGTCGGCGGGCGCGGCAAGGGTGAGAGCGGGGATGAGAGCGGCGATGCGGTGATCCACGCCCATGCCGGATTGCGGCGGGTAGTGATGACGCCGGGCGCGGTGCCGGGTGCGCTGGCCGGATGCTGGCGCGCGGTGGATTATTGACGGGAGCGGGACGATGGCGACTTTGGTGCTGACCACAGTGGGCACGATGATCGGCGGGCCAGTGGGCGGGTCAATCGGCGCGATGATCGGGCAGGCAGTGGACGCGCGGATCTTTGCGCCCAAGGGCAGGCAGGGACCGCGACTGAGCGATTTGAGGGTGCAGACATCAAGCTATGGCACGCCGATCCCGCGGCTCTATGGCCGGATGCGGGTGGCCGGGACTGTGATCTGGTCCACCGACCTGGTCGAGCATCGCCAGCGGCAAGGTGGCAAGGGGCGACCGGCGACGACAAGCTATAGTTACAGCGCGTCCTTTGCCGTGGCCTTGTCTTCCCGGCCAGTGCGCAGCGTTGGGCGGATCTGGGCGGCGGGCGATTTCAAATCGGCGACGGGATTTACGCTGCATGACGGCGATGAAGACCAGCCGGTCGATCCGCTGATGGCGGCGGCGGAAGGGGCGAGCGGGTGCCCGGCGTTTCGCGGCATGGCCTATGTGCTGTTCGAGGATATGGATTTGTCCCCGTTTGGCAATCGCATCCCGTCGCTGACGTTCGAGGTCGAGGCGGATGATGGGGTGGATGTGGGGGCTGCATTGTCGCTGGCGGGGCCACTGCGCGACGTGCTGGCGGATGGCGTAGCGGTGGCGGCGCTTCCGGTAATCGAGGGCGCCGCGCTGTCGGCGTCGAGCCGTCGCGAGGTTGTCGAGTCGCTGGCTCGGCTGGCGTCGGTCGACCGGGCGGTGGGCGCGGTGACGTGGAGGATTGGCGAAGCGGCTGCTGATGCGGCGTTGGCTGTCGGTGAGGCGGCCAGTGAGCGGGCGGGGCAGCGTCCGTCTCGCACGCTGGGCGATGGCGGGGCGGTGCCGCGGCAGATGAGCCTGACGCTGTTCGATCCGGCGCGCGATTATCAGATGGCGGTGCATCAGGCGCGGGTGCCGGGCGGGCTCGGGCCTGCCGAGGCGCTTGCGTTGCCGCTGGCCATGGAGGCAGGCGTGGCCAAGGCGCTGACCGGTCGGCTGGCGCGCGATGCCGTGCGGCAGGTGCGGCGGTGCGATTGGCCGGCGGGCTTTGCCGGACTGGCGGCGGCGCCGGGCGCACGGGTAGTGGCAGGCGACGGCACGACGGGCCGCGTCGCCGAGCGGCGAATCGAGGGCGCAGGGGTGCGGCTGATCATCGAGCGGGAGCGCGGCCTGGATGCGCATGACGTCGCGGCGGACGGCGGACGGGTGCTCGGCTCGCCAGACTTGCTGATTGGTAGCAGCAAGGGCTGGCTGTTCGATTTGCCGCTGATCGATGGTGGGGGAAGTCCGGGCGACAATCGGCTGGTGCTGGCCGCCGGAGGAGAAGGACTGGGCTGGCGGCAGGCGGGAGTGAGCGTGACAGTGAATGCAGGGGCGGTGACCGAGTCGCTGGGCAGCGTCAGCGCGATGGCCGTGCTCGGCGAGGTCGTTAGCATCGAGGGTGACGGTCAGCCGTGGCAGTTCGACACGGCGGGAGCATTTACGGTCGAGCTGCTGCACGAGGGGATGCAGCTCGCCAATGCTGATGATGCGGCGATGCTGGGTGGCGCCAATCTGGCGGTGGCTGGCGGCGAGATGATCCAGTTCGGCCATGCCGAGCCGCTTGGCCAAAATCGCTGGCGGCTGACGCATTTGTTGCGCGGTCGATGGGGAACCGAGGATGCGATGGCGGCACCTGCTGCCGGGCGCGGCTTTGCCCTGATCGCTGATCCTGCGCTGATGCCGTTGCCGGGGGCGGTGCAACCGGGCGCTATGGTGATGATCGAGGGGCAGGGTGATGCAGCGCCTCTGATATTGCCTGTGACCATGGTGGGCCGGGCGGTGCGGCCGCTGGCACCGGTTGGATTGAAGGCGCGATGGCAGGCGGATGGAGCGTTGATGATGCAATGGACGCGGCGGAGCAGGTTGGGCGCGGGCTGGAACGACTGGGTCGATGTGCCGCCCGACGAAGCCGAGGAGCGTTATGCGGTGATTCTTGCGCCGTCAGGAGCGCCGACGCTGGAAACTGTCTGCGCCGAACCGACGCTGTTGATCGAGGCGGCTGTGGTCAATGGCTGGTTGGCGGCGGGCGGGGTGGGCAGCAGCGTGGCCGCCTCTATTCGGCAGATTGGTGCGCACGGCCCCTCGCCCGCGCTGACGGGAGCGGTGCCGCTGTGA